AAAATGAACGACGGAGAGTTTTTTGCTTACTTCGATAAGAAACTAGCAGAGTGGAATTAATGCAAGACTGGCAAAAGCAGATACTATATAAAGAGCGCTTTATGAAGCTTAAGAGAGTAATACAATACGCCGGCGCTGAGATACTAGAGACCCAGCCCGGCGTCTTTACCGCCCTCCCGAATACCCCGAGCTTCTACGGAAGCCGCAAGTTTAACAGCTTAGAAAAAGCTAAATTTTATTTAAAGCAATGGCAAAGAAAGTAATGACACCCGAAGACAAAGAAAACCGCAATATAGCTCTAGCGCTTGGCGCTGGCTTATTAGGCTTTCCAGTATTAACCCTAGTATTTAAGCTGTTCGCTTTTGTACAGTTTATCGCTTTTGGTTATGTTAGCTAATAACGTAGAGTACTACTGCCAAAGCTGCGGAACGTATACAGCTAGCTTAAGTAATATAACGGCGCTGCAAATTTGCGAGCCTTGCGCCGCAGGCTCCGACTTAGAACAAGAAGATACTATTTTATTTATATGAGGATTATTTTAGTAGAGCACAAGAGCTCTAGAAGGGTAGAGGGTTATAGAACACTTACGAAAGCTTGTAAGGCCTTAGACATCAATTACAGTACTATTACGAAGATCATTAACGGAAACTGTAACTATTACGAGAACGAACGTATAAAGCTTACGCGCCTGCCTATACAATAAAAAACGTAACCAAGCAAGGAAATAAAAAACTTTTTTGTATATTTGCCTAAAGTATATACTCTAGGCTTTGGCAGAAAATAATAACAGCGGGCTATTTGCTCGCCTTTTTAGAAGCTCCCCCGAAAACCCCAGCACTAGCTTAAGCAATCCGGCTGCGTGGCTTACGGGGCTTTTCGGTACTAGTAAGACGGGAGTACAAGTAAGCGAAGATAACGCGCTTACTTTTAGCGCTGTTTATGCAGCTGTAAGGATCATTAGCGAAACTATAGCTAGCATACCTCTAAACGTCTACCAAGCGGACGGGGAAACCCGCGTAAAAGCTGTAGGCCATCCAGTACAAGACCTTTTAGCGAAAGCACCTAACAGCGTAAGCTCTACCTTCACTTTCCGCGAGGCTATGGCCTCTAACTTAGTGTTACACGGTAACGCCTACGCTAAAATAGAGATGAACGCAGCAGGACGCCCTACGGCGCTTATACCTTTAAACCCTATGAAGGTCGAGGTAAAAGTAGTAGACGGCGAAAAGGTTTACGTCTTCGACGAAAAGCACACCTACCTAGATTACGAAATGCTACACTTTGTCGGGCTAAGCTTTAACGGCTTAACCGGTAAGAGCCCGCTTTCAATGGCACGCGAAGCCGTAGCTATTGGGCTAGCGGCCCAAGAGTACGGCGCGCGCTTCTATTCTAACGGTGCGAACGCTGGCGGAGTTATTACAGCTCCTGGCCGATTAAATACTGAAGTAGTTAAAAGATTACGCGAAAGCTGGAACCGTGCCCAATCGGGCCTAGGCGCTAGCCATTCTACGGCTATACTTGAGGAGGGTATGAAGTACGAGAAAATAGGACTAGATCCGGAGGCGGCCCAGTTCTTACAGTCGCGTAAATTCCAAGTAAACGAAATAGCTAGAATTTTTAGAATACCGCCGAGCTACTTAGCAGACCTAGAGAACAGCTCTACGCGTGCTAATACTGAGCAGCAGGCTATACAGTTCGTTAGGGACTGTATAACGCCTTACGTTCGCCGTATGGAGGTAGAGCTAAACCGTAAGCTATTTAGAGAAGACGAGCCTAACCTTTACGCCTACTTCACTATGGAGGGGCTAATGCGAGGAGACCAAAAGGCTAGATATGAAGCTTACGCTACCGCTCGCCAATGGGGCTGGCTATCGGTAAACGATATTAGAGACCTAGAGAACCTTAACCCGGTAGAGGGTGGAGATATTTACCTGCAGCCTTTAAATATGGTGCAGAGTGGGCAGGACGACACTAACGTAGATGCGGACTAATGCCCTGGACTGACTACCCACAAGCTGCAACGGATAACGCTAAGAGAGCGTTAAAGATCCGCGAGGAAGAAGGCACCGACTGCGGTACGCCGGTAGGCTGGGAAAGCGCCCGTATTATAGCCAATAAAGAAGCTATAACGGAGCAACGCTTACCGCGTGTTTATAGCTTCCTAAGCCGTGCTAAAGTGTACGATAAGGGACGCTTTAAAGATGAGGACGGTAAGCAGATCTGCGGAAGTATAATGTACGCAGCCTGGGGCGGTGATGAGATGCACCGCTGGGCGGAAAGAACCTTAGAGAATATGGAAGAAGAGAAAAGCTTACGCCACATTAAAAGCGTAGAAGAAACAGCTACCGAGATAATTATAACCTACGGAAAAGCTGAGGAAGTAGAAGAGGCTGGCTACGATAAAGAAGAAGAACGCGCGGAAGCGGGCGAGCTTAAAGTAGGCGACTTCGTAAGCTGGAACAGCTCCGGCGGTAGAAGCCAAGGCGTAGTAAGAGAAATAGAGACTAACGGGCAAATAGAAAGCGATAGCGGCTTTAAGGTAAACGGCACGGCCGAAGATCCAGCGGCGCTTATTTCTATTTACGAATACGATAGCGAAGAGAGCGCTTTTGTAGAGCGTAAGCCGCCTTTAAGAGTAGCGCACTTATTCAGCACCTTAACTAAGGTAGACGGTGCAGAGGTACGCAGTCTTAACGAAGTAGTAGAGCAGAGAGCTTACGACGGCGAGCTTAAAGCAGCTGTAGAAGGCCGCACAGTAGAAGGCTACGCTAGCGTCTTTAATTCAATGAGTGAGGACTTAGGCGGCTTTCGTGAGATCATATTACCGGGAGCTTTTAGTAACGTGCTAGATAACGACGTAAGAGCGTTATATAACCACGATAGCAACTACTTACTAGCGCGTACTACTTCGGGAACCCTAGAGCTTAAAGAGGACGATAAAGGCCTTTACTACCGCTTTGAGATGCCTAACACAAGCTACGGAAACGATATGCTAGAGCTCTTTAGACGTGGCGACTTAAGCCAGTCGAGCTTCGGCTTTACAGTAGAAAAGGACAGCTGGCGAATGGAACAAGGCCAGCACGTAAGATATATAGAGAGGGTAGGCTCTCTATTTGACGTAAGCCCGGTAGTTTACCCGGCGTATGCGTCAGCCTCTAGCGGACTACGCAGCGCCGAGCCCAAGGGCGAAGGCGAAGCGGAGGAAGCAAGAGAGACACCTACCGAGGAATTAAATTTTAATTTACACAACGCTTTAATTAAACTAGCTAAAGATGAATGCTAAACAAATGCGCGAAAAGCGCGGCGCTCTAGTAGAGCAAATGCAGGGAATGGTAGCGGCTGCAAAAGCAGAAGGCCGTAACCTTTCAAACGAGGAAAACGAAAAATTCGACGCAATTTCTAACGAAGTAGACGAGCTCCGCTCTGCTGCTGCTCGTATTGAGCGTGCTGAAGAATTGAAGAAAGAAATGGCTGCAAAAGCTGAGGTACGCGACAACGCACCTGCTGCTAAAGTAGAAGCTCGCGACGCGTTTAACGCTTACTTACGTAAGGGAATGAACGGTATTAATTCAGCAGAAGCTCGCGCACTCGCAGAGCTTCGCGGTACTGATACGCAGATTACTACTAACGACGGTTTAGGTGGTTTCTTGGTACCGGAAAACTGGAGCGACTTCGTAAGCGCTACGGAATTATTCAAGTCGGACATCGAGCAAGTAGCTACAGTTATCCGCACGGCTAACGGTCAGCACTTCAACCTACCAGCTAACGACGATACAGCGGTAGTAGCTGCTATCTTAGGAGAAGGTACAGCAGAAGGTGTTAGCGATATGACTTTCACTAATGTGAAGTTCGAGCCGTTTACTTACTCTTCTAAAATTGTAAAAGTATCTAACCAATTGATTAGCGATAACGCTTTCGATTTGGCTAGCTTCGTAGGTGGTCAATTGGCTAACCGTTTGAAGCGTGGTATTAACGCACACCTAACTACTGGTACGGGTTCTTCACAGCCTCAAGGTATCGTAGCTGGATCTACTGCAGGTAAAACTGCTGCTTCTGCTACAGCTGTAACAGTTAGCGAAGTAATGGACTTATTTTACTCGGTAGATGCTTCTTACCGTAACGCTCCTGGTGCTGGGTTTATGATGAACAGCGCAACAGCTAAAGCTGTGAGAGTTCTAGGTTTCGGTAGCTCAAACGACTTCCCAGCGTACGTACCGGGAATGAGCGTAGGTGAGCCGGATATGCTTTTCGGTAAGCCGGTATACATTAACGAAGATATGGACGGTATCGCTACTGGTAAGAAGTCTATTATTTTCGGTGATCTTAAGCAGTACTACGTACACGAAGCTGGCGGCGTACAGTTACTACGTCTTAACGAGCGTTTCGCTGATGCCCTCTCAACGGGCTTCATCGCTTATCGCAGAGTCGACGGTAACGTACTACAAGGTTCAGCTATTAAGCACTTAGTACAAGCGTAAGCTTAGGCAGCTAATGAAGGTTATATTTAACCAAGCTATAGCAGGGGCAGACTTCTACTACACCTCCGGGCAAGTAGTAGAGCTGCCCTCTGCAGCTGCTGCTGAGTTTTTAAACGCGGGCTTCTGCGAAGTAGTAGAGGAGAAGCCGGCAGTAAAAGCCGAAAGAGCAGTAAGTAAGAAAAGCACTAAAAGAAATACTAGAGCTAAGTAATGAGCTACACGATAATTACCCCAGCAACTTTAAAAGCTTTAACCGTACAAGAGGTTAAGGATTATTTGCGCGTAGATAGCGACGCAGAGGACACCCTGCTAGGGGTTCTTATTGACGCGGCTACACAAATGGCCGAGAGTTATTTAGGAAGGTTTCTTTTAACTACCGTTATAGAGGAGTTCTACGATTTTTTCCCCGTGTATAAAACGGGCGTAGATCCTTTCCGCGGAGATCGTAATATAATTTATTTAAGTAGAGGGCCAGTACAAAGCTTAGCGAGCGTTAAATACATCGACGGCAACGGCGACGAAATTACCGTAAACGCTAGCGACTACCGTACGGACTTAGTAAGTGAGCCTAGCCGCATCTTTCCGGAGTACGGCTGGTACGGTACTAAGGACACGGTAAACGCTGTTATAGTTCGTTATACTTGTGGTTATACTCAAGCCTCGGACGTACCGGCTAACATAAAAATGGCTATGCTTTTAATGATTGGCGAAATGTACGAGAAGAGAGTAGACAGCGTACACCGCCTACCTACAGCTTCCGAGTATTTACTAAACCCTTATAGAGTTTTCCGCTTTGATTGATCCAGGCCAACTAGATAGAAGGATTACTTTACAAAGTGCTAGCGTAAGTACGGACGGCTTCGGCCAGGCCGTACGAACGTACAGCACCTTAGCGCAGGTATGGGCCAAGGTCGAGTACAAGGGAACACCTAAAGAGGGGGAAGATACCGAGAAGCTAAC